TTGGGCATTTTTACCGACGGGCTAAATTATTTAGAATTAGGAGCAAGAAATGGTTAGAGAGACCCTAGAAGCATGGCTAAGTAATCTGGAACTATCACTAGACCAGAAGATACTTGCCCAAATCTGTCTGGCATTAGCTAGCGACTTCGACACCAAAGCAAATACGTCCACAGCTGCGGAACTTCGTAAAACTTATCTGGAACTGAAGCGGTCTCTGGGCGATACTGCCCAACATGATCCACTAGACGCACTTCTAAAGCGGTGAGCAAGTTAGAAGGGAAGGTTAGACTTCCAGCAATTTTTACTAGACCCCTAACCGCACACTTTGTATCGGACGGACCCAAACTAATAGAGCTGGTAAAACTGGCTTGGACTTCCCCAGAGCAACCCGAAGGCTTAGAGCTTGACGACTGGCAGAAGTGGCTTCTTACCCGAATGTTGGAGCGATATCCAAGTACTCACCCGACTTATCCAGGGCAGCTCCGTTACCGTCAAGTGGTAGTAAGTATGGGACGCCAGAATGGTAAGTCTTTACTTGGGGCGATATTGGGAGTTTATGGTCTTCTACTACATGAGCAAGGGGCTAACGTAATTTCTCTAGCGTCTTCGACAGACCAAGCCCGAATTATTTATAGTCGAGTTTTATTTACTATCCAGTCCAACGAATACTTAAAGAAACGCTTTAAGAAGACTACGGAACAGCGTGGAATTACAACTTTAGACGGGTCTGGACGCTATGACGTAAAGGCTGCTAAAGAAGCCGCTCTACAGGGGGTGCCTAGTAGCTTAGTTCTGTTTGACGAATTGCACCTAGCCAAAAGGGGTATGTGGTCTGCAGCGGTTCTAGGAACTGCCCAGCGTAAAGACGGTATGGTAATTGGAATTACTACGGCTGGAGACCAGTCGAGCGAAACTCTAATAGATCTATACAAATTAGGCACTTCGGCTGCACAAGGCGATAAAGACCTGGAGCGTTTCGGTTTCTTCTGTTGGCAAGCCCCCGAAGGTTCCCAGATAGATAACCCAGTCGCTCTAAAGAAGGCAAATCCAAGTATTGACGCTAAACGCCTGGATCTAAATACGGTGCTATCGGACATTAGAAGTATTCCAGAGCATGAAGCTAGAAGATACCGTCTAAACCAGTTCATAGCTGGGACTTCCCAGTCATGGCTACCGTCGGACTTATTCGCCCAAGCGTCGGGTGAAGGTATAACCAAAATGGAAAACATTATTTTAGCCGTAGACCGTACCAAGAACTGGGAGTATGCGAGTATCGCAGCAAGCCGAAAGACTGAAGACGGAACATTCGAAACGGAGTTAGTCGCTGGTTTTGCTGGAGCAACCGAGCAAGTACTCTACAACAAAATTAGACAGCTCTGGGAGCGTGGAAACATTACAGCCGTAGTAATCGACGATAGACAAATGCCTAGCCTAGTGAAGCGTCTAAAGTCTGAAGGGTTACCAGTTTGGGCTTTGTGGGTGAAAGAAATTTCTGCCGCTTCTTCTACGGTTTACGCTATGTTCGCAGCTGGAACGGTAAAACATAATAACGATCCATTACTCCAGTTGCAGAGTCCTAAAGGTATCGGTAAATACTCTGGAGAGTCATGGTTCATTAGCCGTAAAGAGTCCCTAGGGGACATAGACGCTCTAATGGCTACGGTTATGAGTCTTTATGTCGCTTCGACACGCCAAGATTACGACTTGCAGGTATTTTGACATTCTGAATAGTGTGCTATACGTTTCCAAGTAATGGCGACCTTATGGCAACGCATTTTAGGCAGAGATATCGAGACACGTTCGGTAACTCCAGTTTTCCCTACCCGTTCGGACTGGTCCGTAGGTGAGAACCAAGCTCTAAGCCTTACAGCTGTTTATAGATCTATACAGATTATCGCTACCCCTATTTCTAAAATGCCTATGCAGACTTATCGTTATGCAACGGGCTTAGAAGTTCCAGTAGAGAACCCAGTTCTAGTTAATAAGCCAAACTACTTGGAGTCTAAGAGAGACTTTCTATTCCAGACTGTGGCTTCCCTGGCACTTGACGGTAACGCTTTCTGGCTGAAGAACTACGGGTCTAACGGGCAAGTAAATAACCTAACCCTTCTTCCAGCTAGTTCCGTTACTGTGAGACTGGACGAAAACGGGCAAAAGTGGTACGACTACCAGGTAACAGCCCAGACCAAGGTACTCACTACCCAGACCGACATACAACACCTAAAACTATTTAGCAGAGCAGGTTACCTACGTGGCTTGGGTCCTATTGACTCATGTAATAAAGATATTGCAGCTGCTCTAGATCTTCGTAACTACGCTGCTACTTGGTTTTCTCAAAGCGGTATCCCGACAGGTATCCTAAAGACCGATAAGCCTATTGGTGCTGAAGACGCTAACGAAATTACCGAGAGATGGCACACCAAACAGGCAGAGCGTAAAGTCGCAGTATTGGGGCAAGGTTTCGAATGGCAGACCGTCCAGCTAAACCCTAAAGACGCCATGTTCACCGACGTACAAATCCAGCAAGTACAGGCTATCGCCCGTCTATTCGGTGTTCCAGCGAGACTACTTCTTACAGGTGTAGACGGTTCTAGCGACACTTATACAAATCTTCAGGACGAAAATCAAGTCTTCTACCGCCATACCCTTATGGCTTACACCGACGCTATCTCGGACGCTCTAAGCGAGTGTCTACCTAGGGGTACCAGAGTGGAATTTAATTTCGAAGGTCTATTTAGGGCAGACATGGCTAACCGTTTCTCTATGTGGGAGACCGCTATTAGAGCAGGGTTTATGACTGTCGAAGAAGTAAGAGTTAAGGAAGGTTTACAATGACCGAATTGGAAGTAAGAAGTTTCGAAGTCCGTTTAGACGCTGAAACTAGAGAAGTAACAGGTATTGCCGTACCTTATGGACAGACTGCGGATATTGGTTCTTACCGAGAAGCTTTCGCTCCAGGTGCAATTAGATCCGTAGAAGACGTAAAACTATTCTGGCAACACAGCGAAGCTATCGGTAAAGTTACCGCAGGTAGAGACACCGAGCAGGGTTTCGAGATTAGAGCTTCGATATCTAAGACTGCCAGGGGAGACGAAGCGTACACGCTACTTAAAGACGGAGTAATTAACAAGTTTTCTGTGGGCTTCATGCCCCTAGAGCAGACCAGAGACGGTGACCTAGTTACCCGTACTTTAGTCGAACTAAAAGAAGTTTCGCTTGTAAACTTCCCAGCATTTTCTGGGGCTTCTGTTGCAGAAGTTCGAGAAGAACAACCCGTAGGCGAGTTGCCTTCGGACACTACCCAAGATAAGGATAATAACATGGATAACTCTATGGAATTGGACGTCCGAGCAGTACAAGACGAAGTGGCTGAAATCCGCAGAGAACTTGATCTAGTGAAGACTCCAAGCATTACCACCCCAGCGTTCGAACAGAAGTTCCGTTCACAGGGTGAATACGCTAAGGCACTTGTAACAGGCGACAGCGACGCTATCGACCTATTTAGAGCTGCTACTTCTGCAGACGCTGCACTACGCCCAGCTTTCGTTGGTTTCGTAAACAACCTAATTAACTCTGGACGCCCGACTCTAGCAGCGTTTAGCATTAACGCTCTGCCAGCAACTGGTCTATCTGTCGAGTACGCAAAGGTAAACACAAACACTATTGCTATTGGTAAGCAGACTACAGAGAACACCGCTCTAAGCGAAGGTGCTGTAGCTCTATCAACTGTTTCTGTTTCTGTAAACACCTATGGCGGTTTTACTAAGATCTCTAAACAGGCTATCGAGCGTTCTACCGTAAACTACCTAGACGTAGCATTCCAAGCTATGAGCTTGGCTTACGCTAAGAAGATGAACACCGAGTTTATCGCTGTTCTAGCAGGTCTAACCTGGACTGGTAAGACTGTAGACGCTTCTGCTCTAACTGCTTCTGCGGTTATGGGTGCTATCGCCGACGGTGCAGCTTACATTTACAACGCTACTGGTCTAAGCCCAGAGTTTATCGTTGCTGGTGTTACTGCTTACAAGCGTCTAGTTTCTATTGTTGATACCGCTGGACGCCCAGTAGTACAGCAAGTCGGAACTGGCGATAACATTATCGGAGTTGCAAACATTCCAGGTCTAAAGGGTTCTATTCTTGGTTTGCCAGTAGTGGTAGACCCAGCTCTAGACGCTAAGACCGCTTACCTAGCAAACTCAATGGCTCTAACTACTTATGAGTCTGCTGGCACTCCGACCAGGCTTTCTGTCGCAGATCCTACAACACTTACAGACACTTATTCTGTGTACGGGTATGCTGCTTTCGCTGTACCTTTCGAGGGTGCAATTGTGAAGGTAAACACAGGGGCTTAACCTAAATGGCTGTGACGGTAGAACAATTTAGAAGTTACGTCGGAACTAAAGAAGTTTCTTCGTTCGTAGACGGCTGTTTGGCTTCGGCTAACCAGTTTGTAGCTAAGTTCGTTGGAAATGCTAAAGTTCCAGGCGACGTTTTAGACCAAGCGGTCCTAAGCTGTGCTTCTGAATTGTTCCACCGTCGCTCTGCCCCTAATGGTGTAGCCCAGTTCGCGGATCTAGGTACGACTGTACGTATTGCCAAAGACCCAATGACTGCCGCTTACCAAATGCTTCTACCCTTTGTTGGACCTGGACTATGACCAATGAAATAACCGCTAGTAAAGCGGAACTCCAACTAGACCTACAGAACGCAGGTTTGGAAATTCTGGACTATGTTCCAGAGCGTATGGTTCCGCCAATAGTGATTATTACACCTGGTAGCCCGTACCTGGTTCCAGAAACTCTGGGTAGTGAGTATCGACTCGGGCTTACTTTAACTTTGGTTGCTGCAACTGCGACTAATGAGCAAGCCACAGAAGACTTAGATAACTTAATAGCTCTAACGGTTTCCGCTATCGGGGACTTAGGGTATGCAGTTCTTCAGCAAGTAAACCCTAGCTTTAGGCTAGCGGCTAATAACGCTGAATACCTTGCAGCCGAATTAAACCTGGATCTATCCATAACTCTATAAATAAGGAATATAAAAATGGCAACTTCTACACGCATTAAAGCGACAAACATTATTTTTAAAATCGGTGCTACCGAGTACAGCTGTGACGCTAACCTAGTAGAACTTACAATTAACGACGCTCCAGGTGACGTGCAGACATTCTGCGAAGTTACTGCGGGCAAGGAGTGGAAACTCCAGCTAGACGGTGTTACTTCTGGAGACGCTGCAAGTCTTTACCGTGTTCTATGGGCTAACTTTGGTACCGAAGTGGCTTTCACTATTGCACCGAACGGTAACGCTTCAGCTTCGACTTCACAGCCACACTATACAGGAACTGTAGTATTCGACTCACTTCCACCACTAAGCCTAAACTCTGGCGAAGTCGTAAAGTTCTCGGTTACTTTGACTGTAAAGAACGCTGTACACACTCCAGCTGCAACCCCACCTATTTACTACGGTGTCACTCTAAAGACTGCCTAAAACAAATGGCTTACCAAAAGTCGGGGGTGCAAATCTCGGGACTTAACGAAGCGGTTGCTGGTCTGAAGGCTATGGGTGCGGAGTCTGAACTCCAAAAACTTAACTTTCAGATCGGTACCCGTATCGGTAACGAAGCCAGGCAGTTAGTACCCGTTAGAACTGGAAGTCTTCTTGGATCTATTAAAGCTAGTAGAACCACTAAGGGAGTCGTAGTTCTTGCTGGTAGAGACCCAGCCATACCGTACGCTAATCCTATTAACTGGGGTTGGTTCGAAGATAAGAAGAACTTTATTAAGAAGAACATTAAACCTACCCAGTTTATGAATAAAGGGGCTGGTAAAGTTTTACCTTGGATAAAGCAGAACTATATCAACGAACTCATAAAAATTTATGAGCGTGTAGCAGGAAAATAAAGGAGCAAAATGAGCAACGAAACTAAATTCGACTTCGAGAGTCTAACTCTGGAAGAAGTAGAAACAATAGAACTAATTACGGGTAACTCTATCGACCAACTTATGGACGCTGGACAGCCTAAAGGTAAAGCCCTTAAAGCGATTATCTTCGTAATTAAGAAACGTTCGGACCCTAACTACACTTTGGAACAGGCTGGAAGCATAAAGCTTAGTGAAGCCCAAGAAGCGTTTTTAGGTGCCGAAGACCCAAAAGAGTAATAGCGGACTTACAGGCAGAAAGGATAGCTTTCATGGTAGTTTATGCAGGTTTATCCTTGACCGAAACTCGAAGCATGACGCTTAGGGAATACGTCGCAGTAAGAGAAGCTTTAGTAGAAAAGGTTAGGCAACAATGAGCCAGCTAAAACTTACGGTAGTCACAGACCCGACTAAGTTCCATACTGGTATGAGAGCTATCTCTAAGGATCTTAGGGGGCTTCAGAGTACGGCTAATAGCGTGGGTAGGGGCATAAATAAGGCTCTGGGTACTATTGGTTTGGCTGCAGGTTTTACCGCTTTGGCTTCGGTTATGAAGAAGTCTGCTAAGGCAGCGTCGGAAGACATTAAGAGCCAGGCACTTCTAGCCAATTCGCTTAAGAACACTATTGGGGCTACAGACTCTACCGTCGCTTCTGCCGAAGCCTACATAAAGAACACCCAACTACAAACTGCGGTTCTAGATGACGAACTCCGTCCAGCTTTAGCCCAGACTGTTTTAGCAACTGGTTCCCTAGCGTCGGGGCAATACTTACTAAATACTGCTCTGAATGTTTCCGCTGGAACTGGTAAAGACCTTGGAACTGT